GAGGGAACATACCAACATCTTAAATATATGGGGTTCAAAGAAGAGATGGATATTATTGACCTTATGAAAAAAAGGTTTTATAAAATGCATTTCCAACTCAAAAAACAACAACGCTTGATTAACTCAGAGGTAGAGTGACTCCTTTACACGGAGTAGGTCGGCGGTTCGATCCCGTCATCAAGCATTCCCACTAAGGAGGACCATGAATCATGATCACTGTAAGATGCAAAGAATGCGGAACTGAACTAACAAGCACTAGTAAAGTTCAGTTCTGTGGTTGCCCTAACCAAATGAGAGTTGTGGACAACAAAGTCGGTGCTGTTGACTTGGATAAAGTCGTAATGGTATCCAATAAAATAGAGAATAAGATTGATAGTCATTTCTCTAGATCAGAACTTCTCTATCAAGAGGAGAGACGTAAACGCAAAGTTCGTAGATTAGACTTTGAAGTTCGTTAAGAGATGCATATAATTGATAACTTGTAACAAGTTGCTACAGTAAATAATATTGTAGGCAATCTTTCTACCATTATGCATCCCGACGACTTAAAAAACTGGACTATAATCAAAGAAAAATTTGAGGAAAACGGCACAACGGAAAACTTTTATTATAAGCGAGCTTGTGCTATAGTGGGGGGACTACCGGACCCTATGAGTAATTTACCAAATGTCTCACAGGATGAATGAAATTAAACCCCCACATTATGTGACTAAGGAAGAGTGTCAGGAGATGATCGATGCTGCAATACGAAGACATAATCGTAATGCTTCAATTATTTCAATGTGTGTTGGGTGGGTTGTTCTTGCACTTTTTGCTGAGGGTTTGCTTCGACTTATTGGAGTGATAGATCCTATATTCCCATGGCTCAAAATAACATTGAATTAATCGGAACAATAATTATAGGTATCCTTGGTATCACTCTGATTTGCCAGGGATATTTTATAATGCTTGGAAAACACGGATACAAACATTCTGAGAGGGAAAAGAAAAGATCTCAAGATGTTCGTAGGCAAATCGAAAATTTGCTTCAAAATAAAAAATAGGTTATAATTCTTTCATAGATACTACAACGATGCACTTTTATTCTGTGGAATACTGGCAAGAGAACTGGGAAACTCTTATTAAAAGAGTGGAAAATGGAGAGACAATAGGTGTAAAGAATAAGAACGGAGATAGAGCAGTAATGACACCAGCGGATGATGAACTCATACGCATCTATAGAGACCTCAATAATGAGGCATCTTGAGGGACTGTCGCCTAACGGTTAAGGCCCACTGCTTATAACGGTGTGACCTGGGTTCAAC